TCGATTCTTTTAAGCTCACACTCAACACCATTATTCTTTACTGCTTCTGTCTTTCCTCTTGCTTCTGCTGCTGAAATCATATCTATTCTCCTTTATCCATGTTATCAGTCCCATTTAATTAATCCCTTTTTTATTTTTTCAATACAGCTTTCGCACATTGGAATTTCGTCAATTTCCCTGATTTGTTTTAAATTTCTTGTATCTCCAATTATGCGTTTGGGAACAGTTATAAATATCATTGTGTTATTTCCACATATTTCACATTTTTGCGCCCTCATTCAATCACCGCCCCTCTCATATTCTTCCAACTCCTGCACCTGCCGCAGTTCCCTTTTATAGATTCAAGCTATCAAGAGCAATTTGAAATCTATCACTTGTAACATACTCTATAATAGCTTTTTCGTGTTCCCTAATCCTTCTCTCCAATAGCTCTTTGTTTTCGGGATGTTTAGAAAGTAAATCCTTGTCATATTTATAACGAGTCACATATGTTTTAAGTGTTACTGGCATTTGTCTCATTTTGTGTTGTCCCTCCTATAATTTTAGCTCCCCAGTATAGCTTGCGGTGTTCTTTGCCGTGGGTGATTGATTGGTTAAGGCTCATTCATATTGTCCTTTTCGGAAAACATTTTACAGGCTCTTATACATCCTCTCCTTGAATCCCTTGGGTATCTCTTTTCACAGTATCCACGTTTTCCTCCCCTTACCCCGTTCGGCAGTGGAGTATAGTGTTTACATTCTGCGCAATACCTCCAAACTTTTTCTTCCTCCGCTGACCGCTCAAAATCTTCCAGCTTTTCGGAGAGGGATTCTATGGTGTCGGCGGCATTGTGTAAAAGCCCAATCACATAATACGGCACATATGGTCTGTATGATTTTACCGCTTCTCTCAATTTGTTTACCTGTTCGCTAATGCTCATTCTATCAATCCTCCCCATGCAACCTATCGTATTCCACAGAACCAAGCCGAATAATCTCTTTCAGCTTCGCTTCGTCCATCAGAATCACATCATCATAGCCTTTTTCTCTCGCCCATATCCTTATCGCTTCAACGCAAGCACATTCTTGCGCGTCTGCTACTTTTGCAATAATACTTTGGGTAATTGTATATGCTCCGGACATATCACATTCTGGCATATATCCGCCAAATTCATAATGTGGCTTCCAATCCTCGCCAAGAGTTTTGACCGTCTGCGGATTCAACTTTACCTCTGGTACTGCATACTTTTTAAAATCTTTCATTTTCCCTATCCTCTCCTTACCACATTGGCAGATGTATCATGTAATACATCAGACAATCCATCTGTTCAGTTTCCTAGCGATTCCCCATATGTAATACCTTATCAAGTCCATGTGATGGTCATTCTCTTTTATGACTTCATCATCATATTTATCATCCCACGCATAACCCTCAAATTCCTTTAAGGTTTCTACGCAACTTTCATGTATTTTTAAAAGTCCCATATTCAGATACTTTGTGACCTCCTGTATTCCGTTCAATACGTCATTATCCGCGCCTTTTACGATATACTTTGCATATTTCTTTATGGTTTCTATAAACCCTGCCGCAGACGGGTCAACAAGGATATACTGTATCGGCAAATTTCCAATCGTATCACACATTTGTTTGTAATATTTCTCATTATCAACACGATTTTCAGAACCGCCCTTGTGGTGAAATTCTTTTATCATGGTTGATTTTCTTCCGTCAAATTCAAACACTCCAATCGCAAACGGATTTACAGTTCCATAGTCGATAGATACAAAATACTGGCTATTTCTATGAAACTCTATCTCGCCTTTAACAACATGTTTTTCCCTGCTAAACATGGGATATACAAGTCCCTCTGCCAACGCCCATTCGCCCAATATGTAACGCTTATAGTAGACGCTCCCAGCGTATTCCTTGCAAAGGCTGTCCACAAATCCCTTGTCCAAAAACGGATTGTCAAACAGTGTGTACTTTTGGCAGTAGATGTCTAAATCCTCGCTGTCAAGAAACTCTTTCAGCCAGTGGTTTGGTCCCTGCGGATTCAGTGCCCCGTCAAAACAGGAATACGGCTTGTCAAGGCGGGATTTTAACATCTCAAATACTTCTTCGTTCCAGTCTGCAACCTCGTCACCGTACACATACTTGATGGAGGACCCGCGCAACTTAGATACCTGACTGACCTTTTCCGCGCCCAAACAGTACACCTTTTCCCCAAATAGATAGCAGATATTTGAACTGCTGATTCCACCCACCAAATCCTCGCCCCATATATTCCGCATGGGTTCTAAGATATTTCTTTCAATAGTAGATTTTGTAACCCCAAGAATAACTGCAAGTCCCGGTTTTCCTATCCTTGCCCGGATGCGCTTTGGAATTACATAATAGTCCATGTATGTCTTGCCACTTCGAGTTGCGCCAGTCTTGAAATTCCACCGTTTATTTGCATTGTCAAAGTATTCTCTCTGTTTTACGCTGAACGGCATCAGATAACACCGCCAATCTCTTTTAACACTTCATCAAGTTTCGCAAGCGCATCTTTCTTTCCATCGTCTGACTTATCATATCGCTTCATCAACTCTCGCCCTGCGGATAATCTGTCAGAAAGTGCGGCATCCATTTCAAATTGGTCTTTAACCTCTCCACGCATTACAGAAGAAAAGAATTGTAGCACCTCTGACACATCAGCTATTCGGCTATCCTCTATCTGCTTTTGGCGTTCGGCTATATAGGCGGCAACTTTAGGGTTATTTAGGGTTTTGTTTGCTTCTACAGACGCAGAACTGAAATTCTTATATCCTGCGTTTCTATATGCTTCTGCCGCATTTCCGCACTTCAAATATTCATCAGCAAATGCTTTCTGTTTTACACTTAACCCTTTCATTTAATCACCATCCATATTCCCACCGCTTTCGTTATTTCTGTTGATTTCTTTCCACTTCCCAACAAACCATTTCAACACTTCCACCTGCGAACAGCTATTCAGCAGTTCCACATCTTTCACCGACATTTCCCCGTTTTTCTTACGGTATGGCTGTTTGTGTGTGATGCGGTAGCCGGTAATCATGCGGTTCTGCTGTTCGCTGTAGAACTGGTATGTGTTGATTTTATAGATATAGCCACGCTGTATCAGTGCTTTTTGGAGTTTGTTTGTTGTCTGCTTAATGTTCATGGTGCGCCACTTTCTCTCACCTCAATCTTCCGCTTTCTGATTGTACGAAACTTTAATATTATCAAAAGCAAACTTCCACCACGGAATAGTTTTAACCCCTCCAGCTTCTTTCCAGTCCTCTTTCAAATCTTCGAGTTCTCCTGCTGATAAACACGCTTGCAAGTACATTCCGCACTCTTTTTTAGCTTTTTCCCTTATCACTTCATCATCTGTAATGATTTCATTATTAAACCTTGCCATACCCTCACCTTTGCTTTCTGCTTTGGAGTTAGCTTATCCATTCAACCAATAAAATCCTCCCAAAATTTATCCCAATACTTTTCTTCCTCGGTCTTTGGTCTTTTTAATGATTCAAGATATTCTTCATAATCCTTGTCCAACTCCTCCATTTTCTGTTTAAATTTACGATATGAATTAAACCAATAACGATTTTTCAGTTTTTTAGCAATTCTTTTATTCATTCAACCACCGCCCATACAATCACCGATTTCATTCAATTCCACCGGATTTGACAACTTTGCAAATTTGCTCTGCCATACACGACTCGCATCCATCATACTTGACGCAATGTTCATCTGTAACCGTTCCGCAGAAATTATGTCTATACTGCGCTGTCGGCTTTACCAAATCGTTTACATGCTCCATAACCTTATCCACATCATGGGCAGTAGGCTGTCTATCAAAATCTTCGAGAGTAACAATTTCCCCAAGATTATCTTCTCTCGCGTTTTCTGCATCCAATCCCAGATATTCAATAAAAACATCTGCATCAATCAGTCTCATTCTCCCTTTCCATCCACAATCCCCCTATTTCAGGACATTTCTTATCTCTTTGATATGTTCACGAATTTCAGACACTTTTTCTCTTTCCAAAGCATCAACAGAATCGTCAACAGCTTCTTCCAAAACAGAAACTACGCTTAACAATTCTTCTGACGTGTTGTATTTCTTTAAAACTATCCCATCAGAATTAGTAAATATCTCCATCGGAATTCCATCTGTGATTCCAAATTTTCTTCTTATCTCTTTGGGGAGTACAATTCTTCCCAAATCATCAACTCTACGAATAATTCCCGTTGCTTTCATATTCTCCCACCTTTCCACAATCCCCCTAAATCTCCCAATTCTATTGTACAGGAGATTTTAGGGGGAGTTGTACCAAATTATATCCTTCTGTTCCACAGTTCTATGACATCCGTTGAGTTTGCGGAATATGTACCATTAATCGAAGCTGTATTCATGTAGCAGTCTTCGCATTGAATTACAAATCCTTCATCTCCACCAAGTCTTAATTCTTGCACCACCATAATCTTCGCTTTTCCGCCGCAGAACGGGCATGGTTTCAGCCCTATATCTTGGTTGTCAAGTCTGTCCCAGATTGATGTTCGAAGATACTCTAAATCCCAATCATTGTTATCAATAACAATTTTCGGAATCCAAAACTGATGCCGCAATCCATAGTCTATAATGATTCCGCTTTCATCTTCAAATGCTCTGACCGAAAGCTTCTCCGCGCTCAATCCGCATTTCCCTACTTCCACAAAAAATTGTTCCATAGAAATTGCATCATATTTTGATAGTCCACTAACAACTTTATCCATATATAAGCCTGCTTTATTTCCTATATAAAAATGTTGCTTTGCTCTAATATCAGGATGAATGCTTCTTCCAACATACTTTACTTCATTACTAATAATATCTCTCAAAAAATAAACAGTATGTTTTTCATTATCGTTGGACTTAGAAGTACTTTTCTTAGATTTTTCTGTTATTTCATCATATCCAACTTTTGCAATAGTAATTACAGCAATTCCACCAATAACAAATAATCCTGCTGTCGGATTAATTGCAGCTGCTGGTATTATGATTTCTTTTAATTCTTCTAACCATTGTAGCCAATTAGGTAATGCATCTACAAAGTTTTCTCCACTAGGATCACTATATACAATAGGATTATTACTACAGTAAATATATAAATTATATTCTAAGATATCTCCATTTGCTCCTAAGATACTATCTGCACTTATAAATCTTCCTAATACTGGATTATAATATCTACTATTTAGATAATATAGATTTGTTTCTGTATCATAATAGTAGCCTCTATATCTATATGGGTTGATATCTCCTATTTTATCCTCTGTTAGATTGTTTACTCTTACTACTCCCCATGCATCATAGGTATATTCTGCTACTACATTAAATTCCTCATCTAATACTTCTATTATATCACCTTGTATATTTTTTACAAAGCTATATTCTTTATTATCTATTCTTATTCCTGTTATTCCACTTTCATCATAACTATATTCTAGTGTTTTTCCATCTCTTTTTTCATAGATAATGTTTGTTCCTTCTAAATAGTATTCTGTTTCTTTTCCATTTACTGTTTTCTTTGTTCTTATTCCTTCTATGTTATACTCATAATCATATTGGTTATTTCCTGTTGTTACTCTTTTTAATTCATTTCCATATCAAAAAAGAAAAGTTATAATGATTAACTTTTCCAATAAATCTATTTCTCATAAAATTAATAATTTAAAGATTGTCTATCATTTCTAGCATTCGATTCAAATCAGCTAAAATATTTTTTTGACTATCATTAACTTTTATCTTCTTAAAAAACAACATTCCAATTATAGATGAAATATTATAAGAAATCGATAATTCAAAATTTTTACTTTTGGTTTCTTCTTGAATAGCTTCACATAGAATATAAAATTTATAACCTGGACTAAAAGGCAATCTAACTTTTGAGTGTTTAGATTTTAATGTGTTTAGCCAATAGCAACTTAACCTCAAAGAATATCCATGTTTTCTAAACTTATTTTTATATTTATTGATAATTCCTGAATAAAAATAGAATATCTCTTCCTCTTCCTTTTTCAGTAATTCTTTTTCATGGTTATTATACTTACGCGTTATCAATTTTTTCCTCCTATTTATTCATGCACAATTTCATAGAAATATCTAGAATCCTTTCTAATTCCTCAGAAAATTTGCTTGTATCATCATTAAGATATACATATTTTTCTATCCGAGATATAATTTCAGAAGCATGTAACACATGGTAATCAACTTCACCTGTAACTCCATTATCATCAATAAATTCATTTTCATTTTTATAAATTCTACAATGGACAGAAAGTGAATACTCATCAAAATCTTTCTGCCAATAAAAGACTAACTTTAATGAATAATCAAATTGTACAAATTTAAATTTATACTTTTCTACTATATTAGTATAGACCTTTATCATTTTTTCTTCATGATTCTTTATAATTTTATCTGTTTCTTTAGTATATTTTAATTTCATTTTAACTTCCCCACTTTTTTGGCCAGTGCTTATCCGGACTGATATAATTTAACGGTCCGTTTATTTCATTACTGTACCATTTATTCTTTTGTAAATGCCAATATTGATGTGGTCCATCACTATGAGGAGGATGTATTTCAATAGATTTGTTTCTGTGTCATAATAGTAGCCTCTATATCTATATGGGTTGATATCTCCTATTTTATCCTCTGTTATATTATTTGCTCTTATTACTCCCCATGCATTATAGGTGTATTCCTCTACTACATTAAATTCCTCATCTAATACTCCTATTATATCACCTTAGTAAAAATAAAGAAACTGATTATACAGTTTCTTTAGCTTATAACAATCCTTTACTTTTAAAGAATTCTTCTATTCTTTTATCTTTTTCTTCCCTACTAATTCCTCTCTCTTGCCAATAGTTTGGCTGATATATTTCATCCTGTTTTAAATTATATCTTTTATAAGATTCAAGTAATAACTGTTCTAATTCTTTCCAAGATGTATATTTTCCGCTTAACAATTCATATTGAGAATCTTTTAGGCTTCTAAACTCTATCTTTGGAGATTCTAATTTATTATCAAAATTTCCTATATACTGTAAGTCTTTTGGTATTACTCTTTTTGAGGTTGTTATTATTGCCATATCATAATAAGGAATACATCCATATTCATCTTTTGGGAACTTAAACTGTTCTAATGTTACAGGTAAACCATAATAATAAGTATAAAAAAAAGTTTGGATAAATTCTAACTCATTTATTTCTTCTATTGTCTTTGGTATCTTTCCATTTCTTGTTATCTTTATTTTTACTACTGGTATAATATGTTCTGGATACCAATTCGTTTCTCCTGTTTTTATAATTATCAAGTACTGTCCTTCAAATCCTAATTCTTTTGCTTCTTCACTTTTTAGGGGATATGCAAATACATCTCCTATCTTCCATTCACATTTATAAGGAGTTCCATATCCTTTTACTTTTTTCTCTGGTGGCTGAGGACTTTTTAGCTTTTCTTTTAGTTCTAACAATACTTGCTTTCTTTTTTCTAATAATTTAGAATCTTCTTCCCATTTTCTTAAATCTATTCCATTTTCTATTACTCTAAGAGCATTTTC